GCGCCGGAAGCGGGTATGCGGCCCGGCCGGAAGGTTACCAGGCCCGTCGCGGCGTCGACCGTGTAGTCGGCCGGCGGAACCGGCAGCCCGGCCACCGAAAGCGTCACGCTGCCCGCCACCGGCTTTTCGATCGTCCGGACCGTCTCGCCACCGGCATCCGCATAGCGCTTGACGAGCTGGAACCCCGCCCTCGTCCCGTCGGCGGTGCCGATCTGCTGGTTGCCCGAGGTCACCGTTTGCCCCGGCGCGCAGGATTTGTGATCCACCGGGTCCCGGAAGCGGAACCCGTGGCACTGGCCGGCGCGGGCCTCGAAGAAGGCCAGCACCGCATAGAGATCGTCCACCGAGCGCACCCCGGAACCGGCGTCATAGCGCCGCCGCGCGTCCTGCCAGCGCCTGTTGCGGTTCTCCCGGCCGTTGGAAAGGCTGACGATATCCGTCCGCCGCACCGGCCCGCCGCTGGTGCCCAATGCCACCCGCAGCGGAAACCGCACCTCATGAAATGCCACCATGCCGTCGTCTCCATGAATGAATGTGCAGTTTCCCGGAGCATCGCACCCTGCCGCACCCGCCCCTCATCCGCCTGCCGGCACCTTCTCCCCGCAAGCGGGGCGAAGGGATTTGTGGCGCGGTCTCCGCGCACAATGGCGCTGAATACCGGGGGCCGGTTCGCACCAGCCCCTCATCCGCCTACCGGCACCTTCTCCCCGCAAGCGGGGCGAAGGGACTCGTGGCGCGGTATCCGCGCACAATGGCGCTGAATACCAGGGGACAAGCGCGCGTCCTCCCCTTCTCCCCGCCTGCGGGGAGAAGGTCGCGGCAGCGGGATGAGGGGCGAAGCCGCACCCACGTCGCACGCGGACTCGGTCGCTGCCAAAGGGGGTCTGCCCGGTGCCGACGCCGAATTCTCCGGGGTAAGCCGAACCAGCCCCTCATCCGCCCGCAAGCGGGGCGAAGGGACTCGTGGCGCGGTATCCGCCCTCCCTGACGCACAACACCTAGGGCGAGCGCGCATCCTCCCCTTCTCCCCGCTTGCGGGGAGAAGGTCGCGGCAGCGGGATGAGGGGCGGAGCGGCATCCGCTTCGCAAGCGGACTCGGTCGCTGCCAAATGCGGTCTGCCCGGTGCCGACACCGAATTCCCTAGTTCAGGTCGAACTGCCCCTCATCCGCCTGCCAGCACCTTCTCCCCGCAAGCGGGGCGAAGGGACTCGTGGCGCGGTCTCCGCGCACAATGGCGCTGAATACCGGGGCCGGGTGCGCATCCTCCCCTTCTCCCCGCCTGCGGGGAGAAGGTCGCGGCAGCGGGATGAGGGGCTTGTCTCCACGTTCAAAGACTCCGCTGCCCCCGCCCGACGGCCCGCGTCAGCATTGCCGCGATCTGGCCTTCGGACTTGCGGAAGCTTGCCGCATCCTGCGCGGTCACGTTGAAGACGATGCGGGCGCCACCGCCGCCGCCCTCCGTGGCGACGCCGAGCGCGCCGTCGGGTCCGCGCTTCAGCGGCAGGATCGCCTCCGCCCCCGCCTCGCCCATCAGCCCGACACCGCCGCCGCTGCCGAAATAGGTGGGCGAGGAGACCACGCCGCCCTTGGCAAAGGGGGTGACGCCGCCGACGAGGGAGGAGATGCCGGAGCCGAGCAGGCCTTCGAGCGGCTTCAGCCCCGCGGAAAGCGCGATGTCGCTCATGCGCAGCGCGAGGTTGCGCAGCACGCCCTCCAGCCCCTTGCCATCCACGACGGCGCCTTTCAGCGCGCCCGTAAGCGCCTGACCGAAGGAGCGGGAGCGCAGCTCCAGATCGTCGAAGACCGCCGTCAGCTCGTCCGCCGAACGCCTCGTCGGCGAAAGCGGGTCGTTTTCGTCATCGGCCATGGGATCCTCCTTCTCGGCCCTCTTCAGGGGCGGTTGCATCGGGAAACTCGCGCATCAGCGCCGAGAGGGCGCCGCGGGCCGGGACCGCCGGCAGCGGCCGCAGCAGGCCGAGCGCGAAGGCGAGCTCCCGTGGCGTCATTGCCCAAAAGTCTTTCGCGGGAAGCCGCATGCGGCCGAGCCCGGCGTGAAGCACGGCCTCCCAGGGGAAAGCCGGCCTTGCGCCGATCAGGCCGGATGCGGCGTCGGAGGGTTTTCTGGCGGGCCTGCCTTTCCGCCGGGAGCGGGCATCGCCCGCCCTGACGCGTACCCACTATGTTGCCCCGCCTGTTGCCCTGGCCGTTGATCCAGGCCGGGTGCCCCCTCGCCGAATGTCGCCCGCAGCAGATCGGCGGCGATGCGGGCAAAGCCCGCCAGCCCGTCCGAGATCGCCATGGCCGCCACGTCCTCGTCGCTGAAGAGGTTGCCGCCGCCGCGCAATCCGGCACCGAGGATGCGGATCAGGTCCTCCGCCTTCAGCCGCCCGGAAGAAAAGCGCTCGGCGAGCCCCGTCAGGCTGTCGACGGCGAAGGCCGTCTCCAGCTCGGCAAGCGCGCCGAGCGTCAGGCACATCACCCGCCGCTCGCCGCCGAAATCCGCCTCGATCTCGCCGCGGTGCCTGTTAGCCCGCGCGCCCATCAGAGCGCCCCGAAGGCGAGCGCGCCGGCCGATTCGAGTGCGATCTCGAACAGGATTTCGCCGTCATGGGCGCCGGAATAATCCAGCGCGGCGATCTGGAACGGGCCGGTCACCGTGCCGAAACCGGGAATGACGATCTGCCAGCCGGCGATCGTCCCGGCGAAGAACAGCGAGCGAACCAGCGCATCCGACGCCTGGTCTTTGAAGATGCCGCTGCCGCTGATGGCGGCCCGCTGCACCCCGGCGCCGCCGATGAGCTCTCGCCAGCGCCCGGCCGATTCCGCATCCGTGACGTCCACGAGCGCGGCGTTGAACGAAATGCGTTTCGAGCGCAGCCCCGCAACGCTCGCATAGCCCGAGCCGCCGTCGACCTTCAGCAACAGGTCGCGTCCCTTCTGTGCCACCATGGCAATGTCCTTTCGTTGTAAGAGGCCGGTCGTTGAAAGAGGCCGGCACGCGCGCGGCTAGGCCGCGGGCTCCGTGACCGCGCGAAACCGCATCTCGGCCCGGTGAAAGCGGGACGAACCATCGCGCCTGAGCCGCGTGTCCCGGTGAAGAAGGAGGACGAGGTGGTGGCCGGCAAGCGTCAGCGCCGCATCGTGCAGCGCCGCGCGCACCGCCGCCTCGATCGCCTGCGCCTGCCGGTGGCCGGCCGCCTGCGACCAGACCTCCAGCGTTACCGTGTGCTCCTCGCCCGCTTCGGTCGACGTCGAACGGTCCGTGCTGTCGATGGCGGCGATCACCACCAGGGGCGAGGTCGGCGCGGAAAGCCTGCGGTCGACGATGCCGGATGCACCGGTCAGCGCCGTCAGCGGGGTGAAGCCGGCGAGCCGCCGGTAGATTGCCGTCTGAAGGGCGGAGGCGGCGCTGATCGTCTCGGTCATGGCCGCACCTCCTCGCAGTCGCAGAGCGTGTAGCGCCCCGTCTCGTCCGGGTCGCGGAAGGTGCGGATCGTGAAGAGCCGCGCGCCCTGACGCAGCCGCATGCCGCCGGCAAGGTCGCTCCGGCGGCGCATCAGCACCCGGTGCGTCACCGTGACGGGCGCGGTGCCCGCCGCCTCATCGGCGCCTGCGCCGATGGGCTCGATATTCGCCCAGAGCGTGGCGAGCGCCACATGACTTCGCTCCACACCGCCCTGCCCGTCCGCTGCCTCGACCGGGTGCTCCAGGACGAGGCGGGCGGTCAGCGCACCGGGATCGATCGTTGCCAGCCGCGCCATCAGAGCCGCCTCCATGCATGCGGCGCGATCAGCCGGTCGTAGCCTTGCGGCAGGGCGCCCTGCAGCAGTTCCCTGTCGAGCACGCCGCGCAGCTCGAACATGGCGGCCACATGCAGCAGCATCGCCCGCTTCAGCGTGTCCGGCACGTCGGCACCGCTCTCGCCGAAGCCGGCGGTGAAATCGATCTCGATGCCGTTGAGCGCACGGGCCGCCGCTGGCCGCACCGGCAGGACAAGCCGGGCGGGCCGCGCCGCGCCGTCGAGCACGTAGCCGCTGGTGTCGATCTCCTTGGGCAGGCCGGCGGCGTCGTAAACCGTCACCGCATCGATGCTCCGCACAGGGCTCCTGGCGATCTGGATGACCTGCGTTTCCGGCCAATCGTCGAGGTAGAGGCGCAGCGGCCGGGTGATGAGGCAGAGGCCGGTTTCGGCCTCCAGATGCTCGCGCGCCGTGCGGATCAGGTCGGCGACGAACGCGTCCTCGTCGCTGGCGTCAAGGCGCAGATGCGCCTTCGCCTGGGCAAGCGTGATCGGCTCCGCCGAGGGCGGCAAGAGTTCGGCAATGGTCATGATCGTCCGTCCGGTGGATCGGGGAAAGGATGCGGGCGCGGCCTGGAGGAACCGTGCCCGCGGCATGGGCACCGGGGATGGTTTCCCCGGTACCGTGGAGGGTTTGGGAGCGCCTGCTCCCGGCGTCAGGCCGCCGTGAACTTCACCAGCTTGATCGCCTCGAAATTCTGGACCCCGCCGCCGACGCGCTTGGTCGTGTAGAACAGCACGTAGGGCTTGGCGGAATAGGGATCGCGCAGGACGCGCACGCCCGTGCGGTCGACGACGAGGTAGCCGGCGCGGAAGTCACCGAAGGCGATCGACAGGCTGTCGGCCGCCACGTCAGGCATGTCCTCGGCCTCGGCGATGGCGAAACCCATCAGCGACGCAGGCTGGCCGGGAGAGGCCGGCGGGCGCCAGAGATAGTTGCCGTCCGCGTCCTTGAACTTGCGGATCGTCCCTTGCGTCTTCCGGTTCATGACGAAGCTGGCATTCTGGCGATAGCCGGCCTTCACGGAGTAGATCGTGTCGATCAGCGTGTCGGAAGGACCGCTCGCCTTGAAGGCGCCGGCAGCGCCCGTGGCGATGTAGCCGAGGCTGCCCCAGGCCCAGCTGGCATCGGCGACGTTGGCGTAGCTCAAGAAACCCTTCGGCTTGTTGATGCCGTCGCCCGAGATGAAGGCGGTGCCCTCCTGCTGGCCGAAGACGAGATCGACCTCCGAGGCGATCCAGCTTTCCACGTCGACGGCCGCATCGTCGAGCAGTGCTGCGGTGGCGGCCGGCATGGCGTAGAGTTCCATGGTGGGGAAGCTCAGCTCGGTGAGCTGGGCGCCCGCCGTCTGCGGCCGTGCCGCCGTTTCCGAAACCCAGCCGGCCGCCATGCCGGTGGTGGCGAAGGGCTTCTTCAGCACCGCGCCGGAGACCTGGCGAACCGTCGCCAGCGCGCGGATCGGCGAGACGGCGGAAAGCTTCCGGCCGATTTCGGTGTCCGTCTCCGGCGGCACCAGATAGCCACCATCGGCCGCCGAGCCGATCGACATAGCCTTCTCCTCGAGCGCCCGCAGCGCGCTCTCGTCGCCGCGCCGCATATAGGCGGAGAAGGCCGCCTTGTGCTCCGCCGCCTCGAGGGTGTCGGCCCCGCTGCCGCCGAGCACCGGGCGCGCCCGCTTCAGCGCGAGGTGATCGAGCACGCGCTTCTGCTCGTCCATCGCGCGGTTGATCCGGTCCACCTTGTCGCGCGTCACCACGTCGGCCGTCAGCTTCTGCTCGATCTCGCCGAGCCTGCGGTCGTTGGTGTCCTTGAACGCCTCGAAGGCCTCCATGAACTCGTCGAAGGCGGCATTCATGGTTTCCGGCACGGCCTTGATTTCCGGCGCTGTCTTCAAAATGTCCGTCATGTCGTTCCTCTTGGTTGTCAGCGTTGCATCAGCCGGGTCGCCCGGCGCAGCGCGCGCACGAGCTCGGTTTCCCGGTCGCGGAACCACCGCGCATTCTTCACGTTCGAGACCCGCGCGGCGGGCAGCATCGGGAAGGTGACGATCGAGATTTCCCAAAGGTCCGCCTCCAGGATGCGGCGCACGCCGCTGCCGCGCTCCGTCTTCGAGCGCACCGTCTGAAAGCCGATGGACAAGCCGTCGAGCGCGCCGGACTTCATGAGGTTCATCACCTCGCGGGCTCGCGCCACGCCGGGCGAAAGCACGCCCTCGACATAGAGGCCGCGCTCGTCCTCCCTGATCGTGCGCCAGCGGCCGATGGGCTGGCCGGGATCATGCTGGAACAGCATGCGCACGCCGGCCGCGCCCCGCCTGTCGAGCGAGCGGGCGAAGGCGCCGGGCGCAATCGCGTCCTTGCCGAGATCCACCTCGCCGAAGAGGCTCGCATAGCCGGAAAACACCCCGTCGCCGGAAATGCCTGCCAGCGTCAGATCGGCATATTTCTTCGTCCGCCAGACCGGCAGGTCGTCGGTTGTCATCGTTCGCTCCATTGTCGTTGATGCCGGCGCTATTCGCGCAGGCGGTCGGCGGCCCGGGCGAGGACGCCGAGCCCCCACCAGGCCGAAAGGCTCGCCGCCGCCGAACCGGTCAGGAGCACCTCGGCGGGGCCGAGATAGCTCGCGACCCCGAGCCGCACCGCGATCCACAACCCCACCGGGCCCCCGAAGACCAGGCCGCAGGCAAGGCCGGTCAGGAAGCGCGAGGCGGCCTCCCGGCGGCTCTTCGGCAACAGGTAGATCACCGAGACCGCGGCACCCGCGCACGCCCCCACGAAACGGGCGGTCCACAGCCCGCCGTCTTCTCCGAAGTCAGCCATCGTTAAACCTTCCTATGCATGATGAAGGGGCTGATCGCGGGCCGAGGCCTCGCCCCTGTCAGGCTCTCCGCGCGCCAATCGTCGAATCTTTCGAATCCCTTGCGCCGCTTTGCTCGAAAGCAGCGCGAACGACTTCGCGCGTTGAATCCGCCCGGCGAGGGCCTGATTCACAGCTCCCGTCCAACTTGCTGTTTCCGTTGGATAAGCTCGCCCGTCCCGCTTCAGTAGCCGACGGCGCGCCGCTTCTCCTCGTCGCTGAGGAAGGCGGCGGCACCGACGCGCGACCAGAGATCGGAGCGCTCCGCCGAGAGGCCACTCACCTGGTCGAGATCGGGCACGAAGCGGAGCGGCACCCCCTCGCCTTCGGAAAACCACGTGGCGAAGGAGGCGGCGGTGCGCTGCACCAGCGGCAGCACGGTGAGCCGCCAGAAGGCGCGGTTCGCCTCCTGGTAATTGGCATAGGTGGCATCGCCGGGAATGCCGATCAGCATGGGCGGCACGCCGAAGGCGAGCGCGATGTCACGCGCAGCACCGTTCTTCGCCGCCACGAAATCCATCTCGCGCGGCGAGAGGCCCATCGCCTTCCAGTCCAGCCCGCCTTCCAGCAGCATCGGCCGCCCGGCGCGGGCGGGGCCGCTATAGCCCTCCTCAAGCTCGCTTTTCAGCCGGTCGTACTGGTCCGGCGTCAGGTTGCCACC